TCGGCAATCGTGTACCGTAGCGACAGGCGCTGAAGGTTCGCCTCGTTCCAGATGCCGCGGCAGTAGAGCGTCATGCGGTCGAAGTCCGTCGTCGTCGAGCGGTCCATGTCGTCGAGCGAGATGCGGTCCTTCACCGGCGGACAGTTGGCCCACACCGGGCGAAGGTAACGCAGGGCAAAGTCCTTAGCCTCGGGGTCCGTAGCCTGAAGCACCATCGTCGGGCCCGGAGCGTTGGCGATGATGTGGCAGGTGAATAGGCGGGCGAAGAGAGATTTGCCTGACTGGATGCTGGCGAGGATGGTCAGGAGTTTCGTCTCGGGGTCGGCGGCAATGCGCAGCGCCTCGGCAATCCACGGCGTGCGCTCCGATCGGAACGGCCCGGGCATCGGAGAGTCAGGGATGGCGTGCACGTTGTCCTCCAGCCAGTCGACGATGTCGCCGGAGTCCGAAGGCTTGAGCACGTCCCGCCCGATGCGGAGCAGGTCACTCTTGTTCATCGACGGCGGAGAGTTCGGCCTTCACGCGGCGCACCCAAGCCTCGAGCACCTTGACGGCCTTGGCGGGGTTCTCGGGGTTGCACCCTTCGGCCACGTCGAGGGCAAGTTTGTCGAGACGGTTGACCACGCCCGATGCAAGTTCCCGCATGGCTTCGGCTGCCTCCTTCGAGGAGATGTAGTCCTTAGCCAGGATGAGGCGCCGTTCTTGTTCCTCTTCGAGCGCGACCAGCGTCTTCAGGGATTGGTTATAACTCGTCTGATACTTCGGTCCGTTCGGATCGCCCTGCTCCATGGCTGCCTGCCAGACGCCGCGGGCCCGACCGACCAGGGCACGGTGCTGTTGGATGGTGTCAGCCAGCGTGCCGTCGTCGAGCTGTGCCGGTGCGGGTTGCGGTGCTCGTGCGCGTTGAACGCCAGCCCGGGCTTCCCGCCACGCCTTGGCCGCGTCGATGGTGTCAGTCGGCATGCCGTCTTTGCGAAGCGCTGAAATACGCTGCGCAGTGACGCCTAAAGCGAGGCCGAGTTCGGCGTTGGTCAAAGCCATGGGTTTTGGAGAGAAACCCCATGAAAACGCAAAACGGACCCACGGAAAACCTCCGTGGTGTCGGGCCACGCCAGACGTGGGTGGGGGTCTAGGAGACTCCTTAGAGGGGGTATATTGGCCTTATTCATCGTCGTGGCATCTTGTGCTTATCCCTGCGTGAATTGATATGCGGGAACAATCCGCACGCGTCACCGTTCACCGTCGAGCGTATCTGACGCGCACGCTTCTGTGCCCAGATGTGCGAGCGTCCATACATCCGGGCGATGGTGCGTGAGTCGAGACAGCCAGGGAGTGACAGCGCCCACCTGATCAGCTCGACATGGCGCCTGAAGTGGAACTGATCGGAGCAGGCCAACGCATCCATGAACGCCTTAAGCATGACTCCTACGTGGTCTCTACTTATAAAACTGTCGACCTCAGTGCGTTCCTTGTCGCCGTCCTTGGTCGCCCATGACGGATGGTTCGGGTCGATGTTGAAGACGTGCCGTGACTGTACCATCTCGCGGTAGGGCAGCACGCCGGACTCACGCATCTTATCCTGCACCTTCTTCGGCTGCGCAAAGAACCATGCGTCGAACGACTTGGCCTCACTGTGCGGCGCCGTGAGGTCGTTGACTGTGGCCTTGGTCACGCTGCTCATTTGGAAAGGATATTACTCAGCGGGCAAGTGGCAAAGGTTGTGCCAGGTGTTAGTCTTAGGGACATACGCGATTAGGCCAAGCAGCCTTAGCCGGCGGATGAGAGAGTCGCGGCGCTTGCGTCGCTTCTTTCCCTTGCGGGTGTAGGGGATGTCTCGGAGTAGGTCGTCGAGCTGCGTGGGTGTCATGCACTCGGGCCATTCCCTGACTGTCTCGAGAAAGTAGGTGTTAGCGGTCGCCCGGATCTCGGTGGCCCTAGTCGTGGCCTTAGCCTGGGCTTGCTCCATGAGGTGGCGCTTATTCTTCCAGAGCCAGCGTCTTCGAGCGGTCAGTTCTCGCCGGATGCGGAGGAGGTTCAGTTGAGCGGGGGATAACGGTCGACGCGGGGACATCTCTGTCTGGTGGCGGCTTAATTTATTTAATACGCCCCGCCGCGCCAGCAGAGGGGGTAGCGTTATTAAATACTCCCCCTGTGGGAGACGGAGTTGCATACCGTGGCGATGAGGTCATGATTAAAGGCGGGAATGGGCGTATAAAGGGTCGGAAGGGGGTCAGTACCCTCAGACGTAGTCAGGACGGCTCCTAGACCCCTTTGCGGGTCTGGAATCGCTATGCTGGGGGGCGACCTCCATGCCTGAAGGGGCATGCTCCCAGCGCAGCACCTTATCTTCAGGCGAATGTTGCAGGTAGATGAAGCCCGACTTCGAGCGTTGTCCGTCTGCGTCTTCAAGCCCGCAACGGGAGGCGCGCTTAGAGAAGCCGAACTTGTACCGGGCAGGTTCGCCCTTGGTGCGGTAGAGGAAGCCAGCGTCTCGCGAGTAGTTGACCCATTCAGCGGAGCCAGCGCCGAGGTACGCAAGCTGAGAGGGCGTCATGCTGTCAAGGTCGTCGGCAGACTTAGGCTTGGTCGTGTGGTGCATGTAGATCATGGCGGCCTTTGTGCGCTTAAGCACCGGGTCGACTTGGGTGCGCAGCCATTCGGTCGTCAGGGACTGGTCGGCTATGTCAAAGCCAGCGTAAGCCAGAAGAGGGTCAATCCATACGACCTCGGCCTGATGGCGTATGATAAGGCTTTCAAGGAATTCAGGGAAGGCGCTGCCGATGTGCTTCGTGTCGCGGACAATGGCGATGTTCTGCTTTAGCCTGGTCTTCTCGCTTTCGGTCATCTTGCAGGTCGAGCCCTGCCACGACTCGGCAATGTCTCCACCGTCATTCTCAGCCTGAAGGATAAGGGTCCGAAGCCCACGCACGGGAGCCAGACCAAAGACGGACTGGCCCAGCGCCCACGCGGTTGCGATCTGCATCATCAGGGAAGACTTGCCGGTGCCAGAGAAGCCGACGATTGAAACGGCGTAGCCTTCGCAAAGCCAGCGCCGCGACTTGCCGACGAGGACTGTCTTGTCGTCCAGCGGATTAAAGGCATCGAGGGCGTCGAGGTCGAACCATTCGCCCATGTCCTTCTCGCGCTTGGTGGCCTTGCGCTGCTCGGCTAGGCGGGCATAGTGCTCGAGGAGGGTGTCAGGGTTAGTCGCGTTGGCGGCGGCATCAGAGGCCTGACGAAGCAGGGCGGCGCTTGCGATCAGGTCAACGTGCTCTTGACGGTATTCGGAAACCCCTGAGTCAGTGGAGAGAAGCGAGACCGTGCCGGCCTCGACTGGCGACTTCATCTCGCGCAGCTTCTGAGTGACCGTCAGCTCGTCAGCGCGTATACCATCGACAGCGAGAGAGAGCATGGCCGCCACAATATCAACATGCGTGCCATCGAAGAAGTCTGAGGCCTTAAGGTCAGGCGGGAAGGGGAGAGCATCACGGAGGAGGACGCCGAGGAGGTGGCGTTCCGCCGGCACGTTGTTCGGAGGAGTCATGGAAGAAGGGGTTGGGGTTTGTGGGCGTGGGTGCCCAAGGTCAAGGTGCTTTGCGCAAGAGGCGGTCGAGGTCAGCGCGTCGGTAGTGAGGGACAGGGCGGGGTGTCTTGTAAACGCGGGTCGGGATGTCCATGCCGTCGATGCGGTACTGTAAGCCGCGGACGGTGCGACGTTCCTTGCGGGCGTACTGCGATAGCGTGACCCAGCCAGCGGGAGCCTTAAAGCGTTCAAGATCGATGGCGGCGTTGTGGGCGTCGTCCCAGGTCTTAAACTTCTTCGACAGTCGGTAGGCTAGATTTTTCTTCGTGATGAGTTTAACCTCTGCGAAGCCAGCCTTGACGATGCGTTCGAGGGGCGTGCGGATGCCGGCAAAGGTCTTCACGCCTATGAGGGGCAGCAGGTCTTTGGTTCTAATCCAGCCCGAGAGGTCGGCGGGTTGCGCACGCTCTCCGCGCTTAGGCAGCTCTTTGACAACGGCCTTGATGAAGTCAGTGACGCGCATCAGATCAGGTCGTACGCGGTCGAGCAGATAAACTTTCCCTGAAAGCGGTGGGCGGTCCAGACCTTGCAGTCGCCGCTCTTCTCGTCGATTACTCCAAAAAGCCACCCGTTGCACCACTTAGTCGTGGCTAGGCGGCGCAGCGCATAGTCGGCCTTGTTGATGTCCATCAGGCACATCCCCGAGACGCCGACGATGTTGGCCTCTAGGTGCTCAATCGTGCAGAGGGCAAAGTCGTGCGTGTGTCCGTGAATCACGACATCCCCTGGGCGGCCTAGGGTGCGGGCGGTCTCGCGTGTAGCTGAGACCCCAGACTTAAAGCCGTGCGTGCCCGTAAGTTTTCCAACGCGGAAGCGGTTCACATCCTTGTCAGTCTTGCCCTTAACCGAGTACCGGTGAATCTCTTGGCAGTCGATAGCCTGAAGCGAGTCAGTATAGGACTGCACGGCGCGGCGGGCGTTGTCTGCCCGGTCACCGTTACGCGAGAGCATCTGCTCCTCGGCGCGGATGTCGTGATTGCCCTGCATGAAGATAGTCGGCTTAAGCACCTTGCGGATGAAGTGATTGCCAGCCTTGAGGTCGGCCTCAATGCCTTCCTCTTGGTCTTCGGTCGAGGCGCCCTTTCGCCACGCTCCGAAATCGAAGCAGTCTCCCAGAGCAATTCGCAGCGTAGGTTTCCAGCGCCCAATATGGACGGCAAGCGCCTCTTGGCTCTCTTGGCATACATGATGACCGTGATTGTCCCCAGCGGCTATCCAGCGGATGATGCTCATTTGGTGTTCAGGTGAGGGATGGGCTGGCCGGAGTCAAAGGCCGCAAGCATCTCGTCACGGCGTTGTCGGGCGGTCAGTAGGTCGTGGCCGATGTTCTCGACGATGTCCGTGCCGCGACGACGTAGCCGGAACCAGTAGCAGTCGCCCAGGCGTTGCAGATGGTGGTTCGGGTTGTCGGTGATGACGCGGTCGGACTTGCGGTGGCCCTTGCTCACCGTGTACTTCGGGCAGGCTAGCAGGAAGGCAACGCGATCAGGGGACAGGCCGACCTTGCGGGCCCATGCCACCGTCTCGAGGGTTAGAGCCTCCATGACTTTGCGAGGATGCGTCCTTCAGACATGATTTGCTGACGGGCGTTCGGCTTGAAGATGTACTCCTGGTCAAAGGAGTGCGAGGCGCGTATCTCGGCGATGCTGTCTAGCTCCTCGT